TTGACTGCACTGAAAAGCTGACGACCTTTGCAAGAGTCGAGCCAGACAGCTGCATCACGCCATCTCTGCCGCTGTAGACCTTCGACATTAGAGGACACCAATCAGATTTACTGTAACAGTGCTCACGCCAGGACGCACCTGAACGATCTGTGGCGGACTTTCGTAGCGGTATGCAGCTCCAGTCCTGTTGGCAGTTAAAGCATTATTGGCCCCTTGCCATCCTCCACGAGCACTGCCACTGTTTTCACCAATATTTGCCAACAAAAATGTATTAAAACTGCCTTTGACAGTGTCGTAATGATCTAAAAACTGATCAGCATCAACATCTAGAATATTTGCATAGGTTAGGGATAGCTTCATTCCAGTGCGTTTGCTGCCATAAAGGATGCGATGCTCAGCACCGTTTTGAGCCTTGTAAGTCTTGATTGGAAAGTCACCAGCCTCAAAAGATCGGCTAGTGGGAATCAAGGCACCGCCTGCGGCAGCCTGTTGCGGGAAAGTAGTCATGACTCAATACTAAAGCCATCGTCGCTGTTGACAGCAACAGCTATTTTACTGCTGCCGTCAGCATTGCAGGGATGCTCTGAAGCGACAATATCAACTATGCCCTCTTGTGAAAACGTTAATTGCTCAACGATGTATATGTTTTCAGAAACGCTAGTATTTCGCACCGTAAAAACAATGTCATGGAAGGTAGAGCTAATGACAGTATTATCGCTTACTGTCATTGTGCCCTCTTCAATATCATCATTGCCTATTTTAAAATAAAAAACATCGTAACTGCCGTTTGGCATGTCAACTACGCTAGTAACAGCGCCCGAACTGTTGATTGTTCCGGTGTTTGCAGCACTGTAGGGGCTTGATTCGGTTACAACCTTAATATAGGATCCAGCTTGAATGTTGAGCCCTTCGGCTGTTGTTGAAAAACTAATCGTATGAGTTACATGCGCCCGAAGAGCCAAGAAGTATTTAGCAACTTTAACCGCATGGTCTTCAGATGTGCAGAATTGAGTCAAATCAAACTGCTCCGTTGGCAGAAGGTTTACGCCAGGAGAACTGAAATCGCCACTACCGTCAGCTCCTTTTACAATGACTACTTGCTCTTCAGGCAGCTTGTTTTTGCGCTCTTTTCTGTAACGAACAACAGCTTTAAATGCTCGCCTTTCTTCCGCTCCAAGGTATTCTAATCTGTACGTGTCTTCTAAAATGTTTCCTGACGTAAATAATTGATCGACTTGAACAGCGCCATCGTCGATTGCTCCACCTGTAGAAGCAGGAACAGCAGGTTTTAACGAAAATTTGCCGTCAGAAATTATAAAGTTACACAAGAAATACGGCGCCATATCGCTAATAAATTGACGCAGATTAGTGCGCTCAACAATCGGACCGTTGAAAAATAGCTTTTGAGTTTCAAGGAATCGTGACGTTTTCTTTAAATCATTTTTGTCTACCAAGTAATCATGTTTTCTGTCCATGCCAAGCAATGCGCCTGCGCCAGCTTGCTGATCTGTCAGTAAAAAATAGACAAGATCAGTAAACAGATTGCTTGGTCCAATCTCGTCTGTATCTCCATAAGCATTTCCGTTAGCGTTTTGGTGCAACCGCTCCACCGGCAACCCACTGCCAAGCCAGCAACGCATTTGATCAAGCGCTGTAAAGTTGCGACTTGCTTTAAGGGAAAGTCCAGCAATAGTTAAATTGCTAAAATTTGATGTAGAGTCGTTACTCTGTGCTTCATTTATGTAAACTATTTGATGCTCCGGGCCATTGTTGTTTGATTTTTCTACAAGATCTCTGTACGCACTAATATCTGCTACTTGAGTCTGTTGAGCGAAGAAAAGATCCGCTTCGACAATCTCTTGTTCATTGTCTCTTTTGCTAGTCAATCCGCCGATCTCGTATTGCAAGCCAACTCTTTCGTATATAGTTTTGAAAGGATTGCCAGTGCTAACAGTCCGACGAAGGGTAAATTTATCTCCTACGTTCCAATTTGTTGTGGTTATTCCGTCATCGCCTGTATGTATTTGACTTGATCCTTCTGTAAGACTATCATCTATTCTAAGACCTGACCAACCTTTTGATTGCCCGCATACAGGCGGATCAAGGCTGATAACATCAGTTACAAAGGTTACGTCAATTGTTTTTTGCCCATTTTCTGCGGTTATTTGCAATCTTGCAGTTGCAGGGTCGCCAACATTTAAATTCTCTGCTAATAGATTGTACGGGCTTGCAGCCAAAACCTCATAAAGCAACGCTTGACGCCTTGCGGGAATTTTTTGATCTTGGTCTATAGACTGAACAACAACTTTTAATCCTGAAAACGTAATAGGGGTTTCATTGTTAACATCAGCGTAGGGATTTGCATTACTGCCGGTCAAGGGGTAACCTGTTTTTCCTGTAATTAAATTTGTCGCCTCAAGCCCTCGTTTAATTTCTAATGTTTGCTGCTCATAAAAGCCGGAGCCACTTGCAATAACTTTAATTGCATCGTTTTTTGCTACTGCAATTTCAACTCCATTGGTGTTTGTTGAATAATTGCTTGCAAGCCGCCAACCCTTTGTTTCGCCAGATGCACTTTGGACTTCAGCCGTGTTGGTCTTTACGTGTAATTTCCATCGCACATGAATCCAGTTGCCTTCTGTTCCATCGATAAATTCTTTGCTAGTAAATTCTACTTCATCTTTATCGATTAAATTAGCTGCAGGAGTTCCGGCAAGCGCGTAAAAGAAAGGCGCCAGCTTGCCTTTAGTGACGCCAGGATTAGCTATATTCCTTGGATCTGTAGAGCCGCCTCCTTGAGGATAAATAATTAAATTAGATCCCCTGGAGATAAGATCGCCTATCTCAAAAGCAGGTGTTGTAGGGCCAAGAGTTACGTTTGTTGGATACCTGTCTAAAAGCGCCCCTGGCACAAGAGTTGTTTTGCCTCCACGGGTGAACTCTTTATTCGGAAGAAAAGTGTCCTTGCCAGAGTACTCTATACCGCTGACTCGTATGCTTAACGAATAAGCTCCCACCTGCTCGGTAAAATCAACAAAATTTCCAACACTACCTTGCGTAGCAGTTGAAAATGACTGAGACAAAACAATAAATTGTGCATCTGCAACATTGTCTTCAGCCCTCATTTCAGAGCCAGAGACGGGTACAAATTTGTACTCAAGGGTTAAAGGTGTTGCAGCAGTTATTCTGATGTAGTTGTACTGAGGGTTAGGCTGCTGACCTCGCACAACAAAGAACCTAGATAAAGGCACAAACGGGTTGTCAGAATCCGTATCTCTTACAAAAATTCTAAATACAGATGAACGACGAATTACAGAACTTATGCTGCCGTTATTCATCTGAACTGATTCTTCTTCTGCATCATTAAGCTCTTCTGGAGTTGGCAAACTTTGAAAATTGCACAATCCGTTTAATCGCTGGAAAACAGTGCTTTTTAATCCGAACTCAGTCGATATAGATGGCCTGTTGTTTTTGATCGATGCAATTTCAACTTTTGTAATCGGAAAAAATGATTCTCCAACCCCTACAGAGTTGTTTGCCTCGGGGACGCTATCGCCTATAAAAGCATTTCCGCTTCCGGTTGGTGAAACAACTTTACTGTTACTTACGATCCCAATTTTTTTGTTAACGCTTGTGGATGTATCAACACATCTAAGAGTAATAGTTTGGTCATCGCCATCCTTCTCAAGAGGAATAAACTGTGTTTCTGTTCTTTTTGTTACCTTCCAAATGTTCCCTCCAATTTCAAAATGCTCACCTGGTTGCAAGACATCATCGGCTTGTGTTTGAAATGATTGGACAGAAGTGTTAATGTCATCAACAGTAGCTCCAATCAAGGCATCTTTTTCCCCTGCCTTTTTTTGGTAAAAATTAGCAGGGATGGAAGTGTTGCTGATTCTAAATTTAATTTCATCGTCAACAGCAACATTGTCTATTCTGAGTATTGCGCCATCATCCTCGCCTAGTGTTATTTTCTCTTCTGCCGTAGTTTCTGTTGCTGTTCTTGTGTATTCAATAATTCCCATCCTTGGGCTGTAGTTTCGTCCTGCGCCTGCTTGATTCTTTTTTCTTATCTCAGTCAACTTGTCAAAATCAGCGTCCCCGGGATTCTTCCCTAGGGCTCTTAAATCGTTACCGTCTGCGTCAACATTGCCGGACTCCCCGACAACTTTCATGCGCCTAAGAATTTGAGATTTTATCGCTTTATTGTCTAGATTTTCTGTGGATATAGGAATTAACTGGTAATTGACACGATAATTAGTGCCGTTTGCAATAGCACTATAGACTCCAAATTCTGAGCTATTGCTAGGACTAAAGGCATGACAAAAAACATCACCATCATTTAGCTCTTCGTCGTTGCTTTGCACCGGAAAAACGAACACATCAGAATCGTCTTCCTGAACGTCAGGGTCTCCTCTGTGCGACTTGCCTTTTGTTCCATACCGCTTGTCTGAACCAATAATTCTGTATTTATCTGAGGTGCTTGAATCACCGTGCCAATAAAACGCAAATAAATCCTTAAAGACTGTATCTAAAGGATTATTGCCAAGAAAAATCCCCTCAAGTTCAGGCGGCTGAATGCCTGCGCTGCCTACACCTTGCTCACCAACAACGAACATCAACTTGGCACGTTGCATCGTGCCATGACTAAACATGCGCGACCAAATCAATTTTGGTGTCGTTAGCATTCCGCCAATGTCATCTTTGTAAAGGCCAAAGATCAACGGAATAGGTGACGCATAATCTGCTAGCTCTGCAATCGTTTCAAAGCCGCGTGATGGCGTAAAACGACTGGCCCCTGTAACGCTGCCAAGATCAATAGCGCCACCGCCTTTAGCGCGTGGCATTTTTGGCTTTGGGGTCAGCAGATATGAAATGCCAGTAAGAGTAACGCCAATTGCTAAATTGGTAAGGACTACAGTAGTCGCGCTTTTTGCTGCTGCAGTCGTAATAGCAGATTTAGCGCCTAAATAAACTAATGGTCCTAATGGCCCAGAATTCTGAATATCAGGAATATGGTCATACGCTGCTGGTCTTATTGCTCCACGACGTTTTGCCTCAGCCGTAAATTGCCGATACTCTTCCTCAGTTACACCAATTGTCGCAATTAACTGTTTCTCGAACGGAAGCAGTGGTACGTCGTAAACAGTTGGACCGAAGACCACTGAACCTTTTCCGTTCTTGGCTGCACGTACAAAATTCCCGTTTGCCATGTCACTGCAAAAGTCCAAGATTTTTCCGGCAGTAGCAGAATGTCCCCATCATACGCAGGCTTTTCAACTCGCAAACCCCACCGCATCAAATCCCGGCACACTTCCCATTTGCTTGCTTGATACCAGCTCTGCTTAAACGGTGGCGCGTTGATGCTCATCCGCTCCAATGCCTGGTAGCAAAGGTGGATGCAGTCAATGTGGCCGTCACTGCCGTCAGCGCCAAGCCGATACGGCATCCCAATTAGATCACTGCAATCGGACATTATTGGATACAGGCAAATTGCCAACCAGTTTGCGCGTTAGAGACCGCCTTGGAATATCCGTTCCAACAGCGTCTAAAACTGAACTGAGGAGCAAGTTGAGTGAAACGTTGTCCCAATCACCGCCAACTACTTGGCCGATGTAACTATGCACGCGATCATGAGAACCAGTTGCTGATTCCGAATCAACAATCAAAACGTCTACTTCCATAATGTAATGGTCTCTAATGGAAGTAACCGCCCAGCCACGGGTCAGATCATTGTTTGGGAAAACTAATGTCGCTTCAAGTCCATCGCCTGTACGGTTGACAGTGACTCCAGAAAAACCAAACGGCACAAACGTATATTGATTGCCATCAAAAGTCATCTCCTTGTTGATAAAAAAGTTTTGAAATTTAAACTGAGTTAATAACCCATTGTCGCCAATCGCCTTAATTCTTACGACGTGGCCTAAAGCGTACTGGCTCATATTCCGATCCTCTTGCGGGTGCTGCTACTCATTTGTAAACGCTTTAATGTTGCCTGTTCACCTTGTTTAGCACCTTGTGTTGCAGCCTGCTGCATTCCATTTTGGAATTGATCCGCAGTCACGTAGTCAACGCTGTTAATCCTTTCAACGGTGTAGCGAACATCAATTGGAGCGGCAACAGCAAGT